CATGGGCATGGGTCAACCCATGCCAGGCGAGCCACAGCCTGCTCCCGCTCCTGCTCCCGCGAGCAGTGGTGGTGGTGAACAGCCACAAGTAACAATTGGTGAAATCGTCCCTGCGGACGAGGAAGACCTGAACGATTGAGAGGTATATCATGCTACAGTCATATGAAGAATTCAAGTCAGCCGTAACCGCCGCCCTCATGGACAAGGTTGCTCAACGAATTGAAGCAGAAAAACAGCATATTTCAAATGAACTGCTTCGTGGAGCGGCAACGGAATCTGAAGAACAATCCCAGTCAAACGCAGATGAAAACTAAATAATCGTGTCTGTAAAAGGAGAACACATGGATACCCACAAAAAGATTGCAAAGGCACTCGTCAACAAGAGTTTTGCTGAAGCCAAGGAACTGATCTTCAAGTCGCTGTACGCCAAGGCATCACTCGCTCTTGACGAGGCTCGTTTTGCTGTGGCTAACGCCGTGTTCAACGAAGGAAAGACCACTCCCGACACTGGCGTTCCCGCTGGTGCAAGCGAGGACAAGATGAAGGCTGCTCGGGATACCGTGAAGAAGGCTGGCTACAAGGCTAAACTCGGCAAGGGCGTTCCCGCTGGTGCAATGAAGGAAGCCACCGAGCAGTTGGATGAAGTGTCTCCTCCCGACATGGAGAAGATGACAGGCTCCAAGAAGACGAAGGCTTCGTTCGCCAAGCAGTACGGCAAGCGCGGCAAGAGCGTCATGTACGCCACCGCTTGGAAACTGCACAACAAGAAGGCGGGCAAGGACTAATGAAACTCATTACCGAAACCGTACAGGACATCAACATTCTGACCGAAACCAAAGACGGTCAGAAGCACTACTTCATTGAAGGCGTGTTCATGCAGGCTGAGTCCAAGAATCGCAACGGTCGCGTGTATCCAATGGCTGTGATGGAGAAGGAACTTGGTCGGTATCAGAATGAATATGTGAAGACCAATCGCGCTATGGGCGAACTCGGTCACCCTGAAGGTCCGACCGTGAACCTTGAGCGCGTTTCTCACCTCATCAAGGACTTGCGCCTTGAGGGAAACGATGTGTACGGCAAAGCCAAGATCCTTGACACTCCATACGGCAAGATTGTCCGCAACCTCATTGACGAGGGCGTGAAACTGGGCGTTTCGTCCCGTGGCATGGGCAGTCTGAAGGAGCAGGACGGGGTAAATGTCGTGCAGGAAGACTTCATGCTCGCTGCGGTGGATGTGGTCGCTGATCCGTCTGCACCCAACGCTTTTGTCAACGGCATCATGGAAGGACGGGAATGGATTTGGGACGGTGGCGTTCTGAAGCCCGTGGAAGTGGAAAATTACAAGCGTATCATTGAGAAGACTTCCTCCAAAAATTTGGAGGAGCAGGCAATGAAACTGTTCAAGGATTTCATTTCAAAACTCTGACGGTTCTACATATTTCCTAGAAGGAGACTCACAGTCATGGCTAACGAAAAGATCGAAGATGTCATCAAGAAGGTAATCCTGGGCGAAGGCTTCCTCGCGGAGAACGCCGAGGAGCAGAACATCCCCGAGGGCGACGAGGACACCTCCGATGAGGATGCCATCGCTGAGGAGGAAGTCTACGAGGACGCAGAAGAAATCGTAGAGGAAGAAGAACTCGAAGAAGCCAAGGACGAAGAGTCTGAGGAAGAAGACGAGGAAGAAGAGGAAGAGGAAGAAGAGGAGGAGGACGAAGAGGACTCCAAGGGCAAGAAGAAGATGCCCGCCTTCCTCAAGGGCAAGTTCGGTAAGAAGAAGGAGAAGGTTGAAGAAGCCGCCTCTGACTACGCTTCCGAGAAGATGTACAAGACTGCCAACGGCAAGACCGCGCAGATCGTAGAGCCAACTGGCGATGCCAGCGGCAAGAACAAGGGAACGATCAAGGCGAAGCCATCGGGTGCCAAGGCTGAAACCAAGATTCCTGAAGTCAAGCCCACCGTGAAGGAGGACATTGCTGTTCTTCTCAGCGGTCAGGAACTTTCGGAAGACTTCAAGACCTCGGCTGCTACCCTCTTTGAGGCTCACCTGAACGAGCGCGCTCGTCAGATTGAGGAAGAGGTTCAGGCGAAGTACGAGGATCTGCTTGAGCAGCACACCGTTGCTGTTACCGAAGAACTCGTTGAGCGCATTGACGATTACCTCAACTATGTTGTTGAAGAGTGGATGCAGGAGAACCGCCTTGCCGTTGAGCAGGGACTCCGCACCGAGATCACCGAGAACTTCATCACGAACCTCCGTGGACTCTTTGCCGAGTCGTACATTGAGGTTCCCGAGGAGAAACTTGACCTCTTTGAGTCCACCGTTGAGCAGGCTGAAGCCCTTGACGGCGAACTTCAGGAGCAGGTTGACAAGAACATTGAACTCGCTGAAGAAGTTGAGCAATTGAAGTGCGAGATCGTTTTCCGCGAGATCGCAGAAGGTCTAACCGACACCGACAGCGAGAAACTTCGCCGTCTTGCCGAAGACCTTGAGTTTGATACCGTAGAGCAATTTGCCGAGAAGTTGGGTGTTCTCCGTGAGAACATTGAAACCATCGGCAGCACAGTCACCGAGGGAGAAGCCGAAGAAGAGTCCCTAGAGGAGTCTTTTGAGGACGCTTCCGAGGCTTCCCCGCTTGTCGAAGCATTCGCGCGTTCGATGAGCAAGTCACGAGAGTAATATTCAGTCAATAGACTGTTAACACATTTCAAGGAGATAGAGAACATGGAAGACAAGTTTCTAACAGAGCAGGCACTCCGCAAGTGGAAGCCTGTCATCGACCACAAGGACATGGCTCCAATCACGGACGCTCACAAGCGTGCCACGATTGCCACTCTTCTGGAGAACCAGGAGAAGGCTATCCGCGAGCAGATCCTTATTGAAACCAACAATGTCGTTGGCAACGGTATGTCGCCCGTCATCGGCAACGAAGGTAACATCAAGGGTTATGACCCGATCCTCATCCAACTCGTTCGTCGCGCCATGCCAAACCTCATGGCTTACGACATCTGCGGCGTTCAGGCTATGTCGGCTCCGACTGGTCTGATCTTCGCAATGCGTAGCAAGTACGGCGGCACATACGGCAACACCAATCAGGGTGCAGAAGCCTTCTTCAACGAGGCTGACACCGCATTCTCGGGCGGAACTGCTGCTGCTGCATTCAATGGCAGCACTGGTGGTTCTGTTGCTCGCGGAACCACTGGCGCACTGGGCGGAACCTTCGGATTTGTTGATCCGTTCCTTGGTATGCCTGGTCTTGGTGACCCCAACTCGGTCACTGGCTTGACTCAGGGTATGGGAATGAACACTTCTGTCGGTGAATCACTTACCCCCAACGAGATGGGCTTCAGCATTGAGCGTGTTGCTGTACAGGCTAACACCCGCGCTCTTGCTGCGTCCTACAGCGTTGAACTCGCCCAAGACCTCAAGGCTGTTCACGGTCTTGATGCCGAGACAGAACTCGCCAACATTCTCAGCACGGAAATCCTTGCTGAAATCAACCGCGAGGTTGTCCGCAATGTCTATCGTTGCGCCAAACTCGGAGCGCAGCAGAGCGACCTCTACTACAAGACTGTAGTCGGTGGTCTGTCTCTCGCTGGCACATCGGCTGTCGGTGGCGTGTACGATCTCATTCAGGACTCTGACGGTCGTTGGAGCGCGGAGAAGTTCCGTGGTCTAATGTTCCAGATTGAGCGTGAGTGCAACAAGATCGCCAAGGATACCCGCCGTGGCAAGGGCAACTTCATCATCTGCTCGGCAGATGTTGCTTCAGCCCTCGCAATGGGTGGCTTCCTGAACATCAGCCCCGCGCTGAATGTCAGCCTTGATGTTGATGACACAGGCAACACCTTTGCTGGTACCCTCAACGGCAAGATCAAGGTCTACATTGATCCGTACATCGACACCACAAGCACAAGCGCAAACTTCGTCTGCGTTGGATATAAGGGAACCAGCCCGTATGACGCGGGTCTGTTCTACTGCCCCTATGTCCCCCTACAGATGATGCGTGCTGTTGATACCGCTACCTTCCAGCCCAAGATGGCGTTCAAGACCCGCTACGGCATGGTTGCGAACCCCTTCGCGGAGGGAACTGCTGCTGGTCTGGGTCGCCTCGCACAGCGCAGCAACCAGTACTACCGCATCTTCCGTGTGGACAACCTCCACGGCGTGGCTTCGTAATAGAAGCAGCGGTAACGAACCGAACGGGGGAGGGCGAAAGCCCTCCCCTTTTCTTTTCTACATACTAGTATGGCAAACCCCTTTACATTCGCAGACATACCCGAAGACATAAAGTACAGGTATCCTGAACGCATCAATCCGATGCTTCCGACCTACTATAGGTTTAGCATATCTCGTCTGCCTAATACGGTTTATTTCTGTCAGAGCGCGTCCCTACCCACCATCACGATGAGTGAGGTACAGATGCCCAACCCGTTCATGCCCATAAAGGCTCCATCAAAGATGGACTTTGACGAGTTGAGTATTTCATTCATCGTGGACGAAGAGATGAAAAACTGGCTTGAGATATTCAACTGGATGCGCTCCTGTACGAATGTTGAAAACTACGAAGAGTTTCGTGCGCCAAACACACACACCTGTACGGCGAATCTTATCATTTTGAACAGCACCAAGAACCCGAAAATAAATGTCACATTTGAAGGGCTGTATCCGCGAACACTTGGTTCTATTGATTTCAGTTCTACTCTCGTAGACCCTGAGCCTTTCCAATGCACAGCCACATTCTCTTACAGAAACTACAATATAGAAATGCTGTGATTGGTTATTGACTCCGTTGCTTGTTGGTGTAGACTACCAAAACGGAGAACCATATGACCCTAGACGAAATCCGTAAAGAGATTGAACGAGATGTGCGATTGGACGAGTCTGCTCTGGATTTGGAGTCCATGAAGATTCCCCAACTGCACAGCAAGTATCTGAATTTTTTGACCGACGAAAGACTTTCCCTTCGTAAAACGGAGGGAGACTTTTCTATGCTGCTGAAAGCAAAGTGGGAATATTACACAGGTAAAATGTCTCACGAAGAACTCTCTGCTCGCGGATGGCAACCGTTTCCATTGAAGATACTGCGTAATGATTTGGATGTGTATCTGAACGGTGATGAAGACCTGAACAAGAGCAGACAGAGAATAGCGTATCAGAAAGAAAAAATCTCCCTGCTTGAAGAGATCGTAAAGGAATTGAACAACAGACACTGGAAAATTCGTAACGCCATTGATTGGAGAAAGTTTATTGGTGGACAGTAAACCATCTTCTCTTCTTATTACAGACGAAAAGCACTGGTGGCTTGACCGTATGTACTTGCAAGATGCGGTGAGAGCGGCAAAGCGTAGTGTAGATCCAAATACTCAAGTTGGATCTGTTCTGGTTGTTCCCACGGGAATTGGAGTTGTGGTGCGAGCATGGAATGCTGTTCCGCCAAAACTTTTGCAGGCTGGATATCCTATCCGCACAGAGGAAAAAAATTACTGCACAGAACACGCAGAACGAGCGGTCATATTCAATGCCATTAGAAATGGGTTGAAGACTGACGGAATGACCATGTATTGCACATGGGCATCCTGTTCTGAGTGTGCCAGATCCATAATCAATTTTGGTATATCTAGGGTAGTAACCTTTTCCGCACTTGTGGATGGAAGCAGTCAGCATTGGCAAGATAGTGTTTTTCATGGAATTCGCATGATGCGAGATTGCGGAATATCTGTTGTTGGTTGGAGAGGAGACATAGGAATGGAATTAAGCATGAGATTTGGCGGGAAAAAGATCACAGAAAAGGACTTGATTTGATGTTTGACCTTGATGTGAGCGCAGTGGATTCGGTTTATGTTCGTGTGCAATGCGATAGAGGGATCGCACACGAACTGTCTGACTACTTCACATTCAAGGTGCCTGGCTACAAGTTCATGCCTGCGTATCGTTCCCGTCTATGGAACGGCGAAATCAAACTGTACAACATCCACAGCCAACTCATCTACGCGGGTTTGGTGGACTACATCAAGAAGTTCGCGGACGAGCGGCAGTACACGGTTACCTTTCCTGCGCGAAATGAAATCAACATCACGCCTGACGCTGTGAGAAAGTTTATGCAGGACTTCTTGCAGGTTCATGTTGGTGGCAAGAAGGTGGACGCACACGATCACCAAGTAAACGCGGTGCATCATGCGATGCAGCAGGAACGGTGCTTGCTCCTGTCTCCCACAGGCAGCGGAAAGAGCCTCATCATCTACACGCTCCTGCGGTACTACTTGGACAAGATCCCTTCGGACAAGAAGGTATTAATCGTGGTTCCAACGGTGTCTCTTGTAGAGCAGATGCTGTCTGATTTCACCGATTACTCGTCTGCGAACGGTTGGAGCGTGAAGAGCAACTGTCACAAGATCATGTCGGGAGAAGAAAAGAACAGTGACAAGCGGGTGGTGGTTTCCACTTGGCAGAGCATATACAAGCAGAGCGAGAAGTGGTTTCAGCAGTTTGGTGCGGTGGTTGGTGATGAGGCTCACCTGTTCAAGTCAAAGTCTCTCACCGCAATCATGTCCAAACTAAAGACCTGTCCGTATCGCGTGGGAACCACGGGAACACTGGACGGAACCAATACTCACAAATTGGTTCTTGAAGGACTTTTTGGAAAGGCTTACGAAGTCACCAAAACAAAAATACTCATGGAGAAGCAAATACTCAGCGATCTAAAGATTGAGTGCTTGCTGCTGTCGTATCCTGATCTTGACCGTGAGTCTGTGAGGCGCGCGAAGTATCAAGACGAAATCAAGTGGATCATTGGCTCCAAGCGGCGGAATGCATTCATTGCGGGTATGTGTCAGCGACTCAAAGGCAACACCCTGATACTATTTCAATTCGTTGAAGACCACGGAAAGGTGCTAAATAGTCTTGTGAGGGCTTGCGTTTCTCCCGAGCGTAAGGTATTCTTTGTGCATGGTGGTACGGAGGCTGCGGACAGAGAGGAGATTCGTAAGATTGTTGAAAGCGAATCCGATGCGGTGATCATTGCATCATACGGCACATTCAGCACAGGCATCTCAATTCGCCGCCTCCACAACATCATATTCGCCTCGCCGTCCAAGTCCCGCATTCGTGTCCTACAGAGCATAGGCAGGCAGTTGCGGGTGTCGCAAGACAAAACGGTGGCGCGACTTTACGACATCGGTGATGACCTTTCGTGGAAATCTTGGAAAAACCACACGCTACGACACATGAACGAGCGTATGAGATTGTACGAAGCGGAAGGGTTTGAACACAAACTAGTCAAGATACAGTTAGGAGAAGACGCATGAGAAGATCAAAGAAGTCGGAACTCAGAGTCTTCAAACTTCGTAGCGGTGAAGAGATCATTGCGAAGGTTGCTGGCAAGTCAAAAGACAAGATCAAGTTGCAGCGTCCGATGAAGATCGTGGAGAACTATCAGACCGATCCTTTCACGGGAGCAAAGCGTCAGTTTGTTTTCTTCACCAATTGGCTCGGAAACACCGCAGAACTGTCTGCTGACATTCCGCTTGACTTCATTGTGGTGGAACTGTCTCCTGATCCCGACATGATTTCTTTGTATTCACGACAGACAGAGGTGGAGGACACAAACAACACCCCTGCT